GAGTATTTATTATGGTGACGAATAAGAGGCGTGGCTATGAGGTCGAGCGAGAGGTAGTCAAGCTATGGCAAGGACTAGGAGTGCCATGCAAAAGAGTTTTAGCAAGTGGTGCGTTCAAGCACTACGGAAAAGATTTAGCCGGAGATATTCGGCTGAATGGACTCAGGGTGGAAGTAAAGAGAAGGAAACACGGAACTGGGTTTTCGTTTCTTTATAAAGCATTAGAGCAAGATAACTCACAGATGTTGATCTGTAGGGCAGATTCTAAAAAGAGGCTTTATGTGATCCCTGAGGAAGTCATGATTCAATTCGCAAAAGACATGGGTTGGATGTTGGGCTTCAAAGCAACAGAAACAGAAATAGTGAACGAAGGAGATAATGATGAATGAAGTCATTGATTTAGGATTAATGAGTGAGGGTAGCAGTGAATATATACGCTTCAAGCCCTCTGTTAATGCGTGGATAGCCGATGGCGATGAGCTACAGCTAGAGGACGTATTGTTAGACCCAAGTACCTTAAAGGTGGGTTGGGGCAAGATAGCTGAAGGACAAGCTCCTGAGTGGACATGGGATGAAAAGCTAGGGAAGAAATCCCCTTCCCCATCACCAGACCATAGGCGTGGATTTTCAGTCATGCTGAAGATCAAGGATAAAGGATGGCGTGAGTGGTCTGCTAATGGAGTGGGTGTGATGAAAGGCTTTTCAGAGTTATGGCAAGTCGTTGGTCTTCAGGTAAAGGAGAATGAGGGCAAAGCCGTACATCTTAAATACAAAGGCGCAAGAATGGAAAAGATAGGGCAAGGCACTACTCGCATCCCAGAATTTGAGGTGAAGACATGGAGAGAGATGACCGATAAGCCACCAGTAAAGGAAGAGCCTGTGGCTGAGGACACAAACGCTGCCCGTGGTCTTGTCGATGACGAGATACCCTTTTAACTGATGCCTCCAAACTAAGGGGGTGTAACAGCCCCCTCTTTTTTCATGCTGGAAATAATTACATACACCATGTTTATAATTACCATTACAGATATTGAGTCAATGGAGACTCAAGTGCATCGCCTGGTGTTTGATAATCATAGGGATTGTATACGTCTAGCAGAGGCGGTTAATCAGGTAAGGGATCCGATTTCTACGAAAAAGAATTGTCGGAGTGTGAAGTCCTATTATTGGGATGTGCCATGAGCTACGTATTACCAGATGACAATGTATGCGTATCTTTCTCAGGGGGAAGAACGTCAGCCTTTATGCTCTATAAAATACTTGAGGCGCAAAAATGGGTATTGCCTGAGAGATGTAAGGTTGTGTTTGCGAATACTGGTCGAGAGATGCCTGAGACTTATGATTTTGTCCAGAGATGTAGCGATGAGTGGGGTGTTCCTGTTACTTGGCTTGAGTATAGAGTCATAAGAGATGAAGAGAAGAATAAAAACAGACATACCTTTGAGATAGTCAATCATAATTCTGCGTCACGCAATGGAGAGCCTTTTGAGGCTTTAGTAAGAGCTAGAAAAACACTTCCCAATAATTTTCAAAGATTTTGCACAGTTGAGATGAAAATACTCACAATAAAAAGATATTTAAAAAGTGTTGGTTGGAAAGGATGGTTTAACACTGTTGGCATAAGAGCAGATGAACAACATAGGCTCAAAGAAAGTCCTGATAAAGATATAATAAATTTGTATCCACTAGCTTTAGCAAATCACAGTAAAAAAGACGTTATGGCATTTTGGAAGCAACAGCCCTTTGATTTGAAAGTAACCGCTGGCTTTGGAAACTGTGATGGGTGCTTTTTGAAGAGTGAAAAGAATATTGCAGCATTGTGGCGTTTACATCCAGAACGTGCTGAATGGTGGGTGAAGCTAGAAGAAGACATTCATGCTAGCAGACAAAAATCAAGAACGTTCCATAAAACACGAACCTACAAAGAGATAGGTGAATTTGTATCACGACAAGGGGATTGGATATTTGATACTGAGGGAGTTCTCTGTCAGGCAGATGATGGGGAGTGTACAGGATGATACAAAACCATATTAAAGAAATAGCATTGGATTTACTGGGAGAGCCTAACAAGAAGCTTTCCACAGATAAGGAGCTACGCTTTGGAACGTATGGCTCAATGTCGGTGGATATTGAGAAAGGAACGTTCTTTAGCCATGAGGATAATGAAGGTGGTGGAACGATTGACCTGGTGAAGAGATATGTCACTGACCATGTAGACTATCTCAAGAAATACGAAGAGCCAAAGAACAGAGATAATATTCGTGATATATATCCTTACACTGATAAGGATGGGAAGACGCTGTATGAGGTAGTACGTTTTGAGCCTAAGACGTTTAGACCAAGACGTATGAATGGTACTGGATACGTCTGGAATCTTCAAGGCGTTGTGCAAGTACCTTATAGGCTGAAGGACATATATGATAGGCGTGATGAAATCATCTACATCGTTGAAGGGGAAAAGGACGCAAATACTATTGTGCAGAAGCTGGGGTATGTGGCTACAACGAATTGCTTTGGGGCGAGTAATTGGAAGGTGGAGTTAAACAGTCACTTCTCAGGTAGAGATTGTGTCATAGTGCCGGATAATGATGATGAGGGGCGCAAACACGCAGAAAAGGTTGTAGAGCAGCTAAAGAGTGTGTGCAGTAGCTTGAAGGTTGTGCATTTGCCTTTGGGTAATCAGAAGGAAGATGTAAGCGATTATTTTGGGTGGCTGGGGTCTAAGGATGAGTTCGATAAGCTCGTAAAGGATGCCCCTTCAATTAAGTGTAAGCCGGAGAGTACAGTGCCATTTCAATCGTGGACAGTTGTAGACGCATTGACTATACCGCCCAGACGCTTTCTCTATGACAATCATTATATTAGGAATTTCGCTAGTATTACCATCGCTACAGGCGGTGTAGGTAAATCTACCTTGTGTCTTACGGAAATGATAGCGATGGCAACGGGGCGTAATCTTTTGGGTGTTGCTCCTACAGAAAGGCTGAAGGTGCTGTATTTCAATGGTGAAGACCCAAAAACGGAGATTGTACGGAGATGTGTGGCAACGTGTGAGCATTTTGGGGTACCGCAAGAGGAGTTGGTCGATCATCTGTATATTGCCAGTGGTAGGGATTATGACTTGCTGTTGAGTGAAGGATTTGAGGGAGAGATTAACGAGGGAAGTTTTAAGCTGTTGGAGGACTTCTGTACCGATAAGGGTATTGACGTATTTTGTGCAGACCCATTGGCAAATATGACCACAAGTGGAGAGACCAATGAAGTGTTTCGGACACTGGCAAAGAGGCTATCGGATTTGGCTGATAGCTGTGGAATATCTATTGAGTTGGTGCATCACACTCGTAAGGGGAATGGTTTAGACACAAATGTAGAGAGTGCAAGGGGTGGGTCTTCTCTTATAGCAGCGGTGCGTAGTGCTAGGGTGCTAAGTCCTATGACAAAGGAAGAAGCGGATAAGGCTGGTCTTGAGAGCCATGTCAATCACTTTAGGGTTGAGGTGGGGAAGTCTAATCTGGCGAGACCTATGGATAAGGCAATGTGGTTTGAGAAGAAGTCTCATGCTCTGGATAATGGGGATAGTTGTGCGGTGTTGGAGAAGTGGGAATTTCCTGATGCTTTTTCTGGGATGTCTGTGGAGTTGGGGCGCAAAATACAAAGACGGATTGAGAGCGAGAGGCCAAAGCAAAGTCCTAGGGCTGAGAATTGGGCTGGGAAGATCATTATCGAGGTGTTGGAGTTGGATATTAAGGATAATGACCGGTTAGCGAGGAGTAAGGCTACAACCATACTCAAGGAGTGGGTACGGACGGGGGTTGTGGATACCTATGTTGAGCATGATGGACGTAGTGGGCGTGATGTAAAGCATTACTGTCAGGGGAAGAATATCATTGAGTAATCCAGTAATCATAGGGGATTGTACGCTGTATTGTGGCGATAGTATTAGCATTATCCCTACTCTTCAGCCTGTAGATATAGTTATTAGCGACCCTCCTTATGGTACAGGTTTTATTAGGGGATATCGAAGGGCGCAATCAGAAAAAACTCAAACTATTAAAAATGATTTGGATTTAAGTATAACATCTATTGTTTTGCGCCTTTGTGTACCCCTTTGTGATGGCACAATGTCAATATTTTACAGCCCAAGAGTTGCCCCCTTGTTTCATAGGGAAACGCATTTTATGGAATGGTATGGTCAAATAATATGGGATAAAAAAGCCCCATCTTTGGGGGGTGGTTTTAGATATAAGCATGAAAATATAGGTCTTTTTGGAGACATTCAGTTTAAAAATGCCTTTAGTCTTTATTCTTATTTTCGAGATGCTGACCAACACCCTAACCAAAAGCCAATTCCTATAATGAAGCAGCTATTAGAAGTAATAGACGCAAATACTATTTTAGACCCTTTTATGGGGTCAGGTAGTACAGGCGTTGCGTGTGCCATGATGGGGCGTAAATTTATAGGCGTAGAGCTTGACCAAAAGTATTTCGATATAGCGTGTCAGCGCATAGAAAAAGCCTACCAGCAGCCGGATTTATTTGTAGATTACACACAACCAGAGCAAGAGGTAATGGAGCTATGAAAGTAGTAATAGAAAGCCCTTATAGTGGCGATATAAAGGCAAATGAAGCGTATGCACGAAAGTGTCTTAAGGATAGCTTAGACAGGGGGGAAAGCCCTTTAGCGTTCCATTTACTCTATACGCAAGTGCTGAACGATAATAAGCCGGAGGAAAGGCAGTTGGGTATCCAAACGTCTTTTGAATGGCATAAGGATGCAGACTTGTTAGCTGTGTATTTCGATAACGGCATAACAACTGGCATGGAGTGGGCAATTTCGATAGCCAAAAGCAATAATGTGAGGATTGAATATAGGAGGCTAAAAGGGTGACCAAAGACGATTATGACAAGATATTTGCACTAAAACCTATCACCAAAGATGAGAGGATGCAGCAGTTACGGGTGCTAAAACCTGAGACTAAAGAGAAGTTACGTAGGATGAAGAAGAAAGGGTTAATTCCACGCCAATCCACGACAAAACGTAGGCAATCCACAACATGAGTAACACCAAATCTACTTCCACCACGACAGTACGTCCCTTTAGGGACGTACATCGTGGAGGTGGTGGTGTAAGTGGGGGGTTTCGTTCCACCACGATAAATTAAAGGAGAAAGAGAATGAATGTAGATTATGGGTCTTTGATATCGGAAGTGGGGAAGTTGATATCGGAGCGTGGCAAAAACTATGGTGAGCCTCTGGCTAACATGACGGATATTGCAGAGCTGTTTAATGTCTACCTCAAAGGTAAGAATAAGATTGAGGCTGTAGATGTTCCGATACTCATGGTGCTGGTGAAAGTGGCGAGGCTCATGAAAACACCTTATCACATAGATAGCCATTCTGACATTATCGGCTATGGGGGAATATCGAAGGGTATTGCGATCAGGGAGAGGAAAAGTGGAAAAGCCAAATAGTTTTCAATTTCAGCACACAGAATACAAGCATAAGCGTGTTTCTAAAGGTGGCAGTAAAGTATGGGTCGATGTCGAAGGAACGCCTTTTCATAAAGCATATAACAGAGGCAAGCTAACTGATGCTCAATTTGAAGCTGCAAAAGCGTTTGAGAAAAGGTATCTGGCTGTGTGGTTTAGGAAAAGCGCAAAAAACCTTCTCGACCCAACTCCTACAGGCAGTAGTGGTTTAACTAATCAGGAAGCAGCTATTAGGGCAAAAGAAAGACTTGAGGAAGTAGAGGAGGCTATGACCTACACGCAATTAAATGTTGTTATTAGCGTCTGTGTCGACCATAAACCTATAGGTCAATGCGAAATAAAGCGCAGACGCTATAGGTATTTAGTGGAAGGATTAGACGAAATCGCCTTAGTTTTAAGGCTTTCAAGGTAAACAACATTTATTACACATCTATAAACATTGCATTGTGTTAGTTAGTCGTGGCTAAATGTATATAATCAGCCTGAGTTGGCTGTAGATACATCCATCGAATAAGTAACTGGAAACATTAAACAAACAGTTTAAAAACACTATGCTAGACATCACAGAAAAGAAGGGCAATAGAAACGGTCGCGTCCCTGGGACTGGTTCAGGGCAACAGCTTGTGAAGATTATTCGCAAGGAATTGACTGGAGCGTTTTCAGAATTAGCGAGAAGAAAGAAGCCTTTGCACCTTTTACTTGCCGATCAGATTGAGGTCGATGCGTCTAAGACCTTGAATTTAATGGGAAAATTCCTGCCACAACAGTTAAACATGGATAGCTTTGGTTCTGAGTTCAAGCTGGCATTAGAGGACGTAGCCGGAAGGATTGCAGAGCAGAACGCCTTATTAAAAGAGCAGCAAGACAAGACGATTGATATAAAGCCAGAGAAAGACAGTGACGCATAAGATTGCTTATGTGATTGCCTTTATGTAAAGAAAACAAATACTTAGCGTTAATAAAATAATTATGGTGATTATTTACGCACCGAAACACAACATATAGTACCAAGAAAGTAGATTTTATTCTGATTTTGTAATTTGCAGATACACCCCCCCCACGCAAAAATATGCGAGGGCATCTGTGTATTTGTATACCCCCACATTGACTCACACCCTCCCAGATCACACGAGTCACTGTACCTGTAACGAGTAGCTTTTTTTCATATCCTTCCTTCCGACTGCCATGACCCCCCCTGGGGGTTGTGGCTCTTTCTACCACCCATAGGCGAAAAAAATTATGAGCGAAATGTCCGATACCCTCCTCGCTCTACGCAAAGACCCTGTGTTATTTGTGACTACGTGCCTAAACGTAAAGCCTCAGAAATGGCAAGAAGAAGCCCTCCACGCGATAGCCACAAAGCCACGCATTGCCATACGCTCCTCACATGGCGTAGGGAAGACAGCCTTTCTCTCATGGGTTATCCTCTGGCTGCTCCTCACACGCGTAC